AACACCAGCAGTGACACCTGCTGTGACACCTGCTGTAACACCTTCAGTAACACCTGCTGTAACTCCTGCAGTGACACCTGCAGTAACTCCTGCAGTAACTCCTGCAGTTACACCTGCTGTGACACCTGCAGTTACACCTGCTGTGACACCTGCTGTGACACCTGCTGTGACACCTGTAACAACATGGTATTGTACTCTTCGTGACGCTGATAGTAGCGTAGGAAATTACACATCTTCTACAAATGAATCTTCAACATGTATTGCATGTAGCACAAGCGGATATCCAGCAGCACCAGCATGTAATGGATCAACATGTTGCTGGTTAATTTATGGAGTTACGCCAGCCGTAACACCTGCTGTAACTCCTGCTGTTACACCAGCAGTGACACCTGCTGTAACTCCTGCTGTAACTCCTGCTGTAACTCCTGCTGTAACTCCTGCTGTGACTCCTGCTGTAACTCCTGCTGTTACACCTGCTGTGACACCCGCTGTAACACCTTCAGTAACACCTGCTGTAACTCCTGCAGTGACACCTTGTACAGGATGCGTTAGAAATTATTGTTGGGAGCCTTGCCCATCCTGTTGTGGTGGAGATTGCGGATGTTAACTAAGTAGTGTATAATATATAAAAGCGCTATAGAAAAGGGTATAAAATGTCACAAGAGTTAACTCCATGGCAAAAATATAAACAAAATCTAGGTGAAACTAGACCATGGGATTTGGTAAATCCTACAACTGAGTGGGCTTCAGAAGAGGTAGCAAAAGATAGATATTCAATATGTCAGCAATGTCCAGAGTTAATTAAATTGACAAAACAGTGTAAAAAGTGTGGCTGTTTTATGGCTGCAAAAACAAAATTAGAAAAAGCAACATGTCCACTAGGAAAATGGTAGTATGGAAAAAGTATTTTGGGAAGTTAAACCTGCAGTAATATTTAATAAATATAGATCAATCAGAAGAACTGAAATTGCACCTGGTATATTTTCTTATGAAAATGTAATTAATAAAGAAATTTTTGATACTCTTGTAAATGATATTGAAGAAGGAATGAACTCAGCAAAAATACAATGGGGTGTCGCTAAAGTAAAATCTGGGGTAGGCGAAGATGTAGAGTCAAAAGTAGATACCTACTCAAGAGATACCCAGACAATTGTAATACCATACTCTTCAACAGCAAAAGATGATTATTCAAATTTAAGTTCAAGTTTTTATACATCTTTGTCAAATCTTTTTTTAGAAAATCTAGTTCCACTAGAGCAGGACTATCAGAGAACACATCATATAGGCTGCTCATGGCATGACTCCTATTCAATTTTAAAATATGGGGTAGGTCAAAAATTTGTTGATCACATCGATGATCATCCAGATTTTCATAGAAGAGTTTCTACTCTTTATTATATAAATGATGACTATTTAGGTGGGGAAGTTAATTTCCCAAGGTTTAATCTTTCTATTAAACCAAAGGCAAATCAGATGATTATATTTCCATCAACATATGTTTATAATCACTCTGTTTCTCCAGTTATTGAAGGTACTAGATACGCAGTGGTTAGTTGGTTAAGATGACAATAGACATGAACCATGTTAGACAAGCAATTATTGAAAAAAGAATTCATGTGTTTAAAAATGCTTTTCCAAAACTTCCATCATTAGATACAATAATGTCAATGGTTGCTCAATATGTTGATGAAGATTTAGAAAAATTTCCACACAGATCATATCTTTTAAATGATTTTGTTGAGGGCGAGTCTTCTGATATGAGTTTAAAATGTCGTTTTTGGTCAAGAATGGCTTTCCAACTTTATGATCCAAACGACAAGTATATGTCTATAATCCCAGAACTTGATCCAGTAACTAAATGGGGTCTTTCTGAATATTCCCCAGATGTTTATGATGGCAACTTTGCCTTAGTTTCACTTATGAAAAATCGTGGTGTTGTAGGTAGCAAACATAAAGATTATGTAGATCAGTTTCAGTGGGTTGTAAAAGGCGAAATGATTTGGAGAACTGGTGAAAACCTAGAGCATGAAGATCATATCGTAGAAGGTGATTTTGTGTTTATTCCAAAAAATCTAATACATGAAGTAGAAACACTAAAGGCTCCACGAGTAGCAATTAATCTTATTTTAAGAAATTAAAAGCACCCACAGTTACATACCATGGGTGCCTTTATTTTTACTTAGGAAATTTCTTCATCCATTCCCTGGTTTTTGGGGTAATTCCCTTCCAGGAAGACCAGTCGTCTCCACCCTGAGACATATAGTATGCAATTTCTGCATTTTTGACGGGATTGAATAATTCAGCATTAGAGTCAAGATCAAACTTAGTTCTACGATCTGGGCCCAACTCATCAATCATATTAATTTGAAACATGCCATATGAGGAGTCTCCAGTTTTATGATTTCCGTTGTATGCTAGTGGTCTACCGTTAGATTCCTTTTTTGCTATGGCCCAGGCAACTATCAGGTCCTGACCCTTAAACCCTACAAGGCGTAGGAGTTCCTTTAATTCAGTATCTGTTAGATAAGTCTTATTTTCAAAACTTTCTAACTTTTTGGCTTTAGAAACCAAAAAAACCTCTTTCGAGGTCTGATCTGCTTTCTGAGCCTGTTCAGTACTTAAATTGTTCTTGCTAATTATTTCTTCAGCATTAGCAGCATTCGATAAAGTCACTACTAAAGCCAATATACTGAGTGTGCTAATGATCTCTTTGTTTCTTTCGATAAATTTAATCATAGTTTCCTCCTTAGAAAACAATAACACCTTGGTAGGTGTTACTACCTAGTATAACATAAAATTTAGGCAAAAGTCAAGTTTATAAGGTGGTATAATAAATCTTATGCCACAAGGTTCATCTAATTATCCTACTATGAAGTACCCACTTGCTTCAGATCCCGTTAATGTACACGGAGACTTTAAAGTATTAGTTGATGCTTTAAATAATATATTGCCACCTTTAGGAATGACCAGTGTTGCATCACCAGTAAGAAATGCTAGTTCTTCTCTTACATTACCAGCAGGAACACCAGTATTTATTTCTGGAAGCGTTTCTCATGACGGAAAATTAAAACCGCTTGTACAAAGATATAATCCATCAAGTCCTGATCACAATCCAAATTTTCCAATACTTGGTTTACTTCAAGCAGACATGCTTCCTGCAGGTCCTAATGGCGGAGATGGCATCGCCGTAGTTTCTGGAATTATACAAATGAATACAACTGGTCTTGGTGCTTCTGGAACAAAAATTTATATAAATGAAAATGGAACAATTGTAGGAGGTCGCCCAGCAACTGGACCAGCAAGATATATTGGAGTTGTTGCAATTGAAGCAACAAAACCAAATGGCGGAATGATAGTTGTTCAGACAAAAGGAAATGGAACATGGGGAGCCCTAAAAGACGGGCTTTCGTGATATAATAACAACATGGCTACCTTTAGAAATCAACCCACAGACTCATACGCTTTAGGTTCAGCACCACCAGAGGTTCGTTGGACGGTAGTTAGAGGAGACTCTGCAGCATTTAGAGTATATGTTACAAATGATGCTCGTGAGCCATTATATTTAGATGATTGGGAAATTAAAATGGACATTTATCGTCCATCAACTGATGAGGTAATTGTTACTTTATCTCCAGAACCAATTGAGTTTCAAGATACAGAAGGAAGTTTCACGGTAAACCTAACATCTTCACAATCAGAACTTTTAGAGACAGGAGATATCTTTGATATTCAACTCACAGAACTTTTGTCTGAGGGAAGAGTCTGGACGGTAGCCAAAGGGTCTATGGTTATCCTTGAAGATGTTACACAATGATAAATCAAAACCTTATTCCAATAAACCAAGAAGTTTACAATACAACTCATAAACGGGCTCATGCACAAATAAAAGAACTTGATAGAAAATATATACGAGTTGATTATATACAGCCAAAAGCCAAAATAGAAGAAGTTTTACCATTTAGAGTGCAGTTTATTAATGTTAGCGTGTTTGGGTATTCTAAGAATAATCCACCCCCAATACCGTTGCAAATTATAGGATATAGCAACTATATTTTATAATAAAAAGGAGTTATAATACAATCATGGCTAAAATATCAATTCCAACACTGAAGACTAAGTTTCAGACTGGTGATCGTCCCACACAGGAAGATTACGAAGATTTAATTGATTCCGCCTCTGCTCGTTCTACCGACTTAGGTTCAATGGGCAATAATGAAAACACAATTGCTGGTATTGAAAATCCAACAGTAATTGATAACTTTGATGCCACAGAGTGGCGTATGGTTAAGTACATTGTCTCAATCGCTAAAACAACAGCAGGAGATAATAAATATTATGCAACAGAATTGACCGTATTAGTTGACGGTACAAATGTAAATGTCAGCGAATACGGAACAATAGACAATGATGGGAATATTGGCACCATTAGCGTCTCCAGGGCTGGAAATACAGTATCCTTAACGGTTACTCCAGATCCTGCGATTAAGCCAGTCACAGTTCGTTACGCACGAATTGGACTTAAGGCATAACTAAGGAGATAATAAAATGGCAACAGTCACAAAAGACTTTAAGGTAAAGAATGGTCTGATTGTTGAAGGTACAACAGGTTCCATCAACAATTTTGATATTCTTACAAAGAAGACAGACGATCAAAACTATATCGTCAATTTAATTGGTGGTACAGCCACCTCAGCAAACGAAGCAAACAAGGTTGTAAAGCGTGATGCTTCAGGCAACTTTGCTGCAAATGAAATAACAGCAGATCTCATTGGTGATGTAACTGGTAATGCAGATACAGCAACAGCACTTGAGACTTCTCGTACAATTGAACTTACTGGAGATGTAACAGGTTCAGTATCTTTTAATGGTACAGCAAATGTTCAAATCTCAACAACACTTGATGGCTCATTTGCAACAGATGCAGAAGTTGCTACCGCAAAAGGCGAAGCAATTTCAGATGCAGCATCAGATGCTACTACAAAGGCTAACGCAGCCCAAGCAGCAGCAGAACTTACAGCATCAAATGCTCTCTCTTCAGCAGTATCTACTCTTGAAGATCAGATTGCAGATGCAGAGACAAATGCAAATACTTACACAAATAATGCTATTACAGCATTGAATCTTGCTGGAACATACGATGCACTTGGTGCAGCATCACAGGCACTTTCAGATGCAAATGATTATACAGATGATAAGATTTCAGATCTTGTAGACTCAGCACCTGCTCTTCTTGATACACTCAATGAATTGGCTGCAGCAATTGCTGACAACCCAAATTATGCAACAGATGTTGCTAACTTAGTTGCTACAAAGGCTGATACATCTTATGTAAATCAAGAAATATCTGATCTTGATACAGCAGCACAAGGCTATGCTTCAACAGCACAGTCTAATGCAGAATCATTTGCTACAACTGCAGCAAATAATGCTCAGGATGCAGCAGAAGATTATGCAGATAATCTTGCTGTAAATTATGACGCAGCAGGTTCAGCAGCAGCAGCACAGACAGCAGCACAGTCTTATGCTGATGGTCTTGACTCAGCAACAAATACTCGTATTAATAATCTTGATACAGATGATGTTGCAGAAGGTTCAAACCTTTATTACACAACTGCTCGTGCAAAGACAGACGCAGCAGCACTTCTAACAAGTGCAACACTTACAAACATTCAGATTACTGGAAATGGATCTGGTCTTACAATTACCGCAGAAAACGGTGTTGCAGATTCTGATACAGATGATCTTGTAGAAGGTACATCAAACCTTTACTTTACAAATGCTCGTGCAGTATCTGCTCTTGAGGCAGTCACACCTGACTTCCCTGCAGTAGAACTTGCTTCTGTTGCAAAGCAGGTAGCAGCATCTGCACTTGTTTCAACTGCAAGTACAAGCACAGCAGTATCATGGGCTAAGTCAGCCTATCGTTCTGCTGAATTCCTTGTAAAAATTGCAAATGGTTCACATACAGAAATTTCAAAGGTAATTCTTACACTTGATACTTCTGACAATGTTGCAATCACAGAATATGCTATGGTAGGAACAAATGGTGACCTTGGGTCTGTTACAGCAGATGTCAATGGCTCAGATGTACGCCTTCGTGTAGCAACCATCAACAATGACTCAACAGTTTCTGTTGTTGGAACACTTTTGGTATAAAAAAATAAATAAAAAGAGGGAGTGGTAGATCTTGGCAACAGTAGATAAAGATTTCAAGGTCAAAAACGGACTCGTCGTAAGTAACGGCGGTAGTTTTGGAGGTGCTGTAACAGTAGGAACTCCTACTCAAAACAGCCACGCAGCAACTAAGGAATATGTAGATTCTTTAACAGGATCTATGGCTGTCGGAACTACCGCTCCCTCATCACCAAGCAATGGTACACAGTGGTTGGACACTCTAACAAATAGAGTTAACTTCTATTATGAAGGAACTTGGTATACCCAAGCAACTATTGATGATACAAATAATCTTCCACAGCACATTCACGATACAGCAATTGACGGAACTGGTTTCATAGTATCTCAGTTCTATGAAGGCGGATCCTTCAACAGTCCTTTGGGTATCGGAATAGATGCTGGAGGACCAAGTACAACAGAATGGACTGTCGTATTTGATGGCGGTAGTGTAGTAGATAATTTCAATTAAAAAATTGATGTTATAATAAGACTAGTTCATGGGAAGAACCCATAAGGAGAGATAAATGGCAACAAGAATGCAACAGCGCAGAGGAACTGCAGCACAATGGACGGCTGCTAACCCAGTTCTCGCAGCAGGTGAAATTGGTTTTGAAACCGATACAAGTAAATTTAAAATGGGTAACGGATCCTCTACATGGTCTGCATTACAGTACTTTGCCAACGCATCTGAACTAGCAGCACTTGTAAATGGTGCTCCAGGACTCCTTGATACCCTTGATGAATTAGCACAAGCAATAGGCGATGACCCACAGTTTTATTTAACAATTGGTCAGACAGTTACAAACCATACAAATGCTTCAACAATGGTTCATGGAATTGCTGATACTTCACTTTTAGCAACACAATCTGATGTTAACGATGCAGCAACTGCTGCTGCTTCAGATCTTTCAAATCACACATCAGCAACAACAACAGTTCATGGAATTGCTGATACTTCAGTTTTGGCAACACAATCTGATGTTAACGATGCAGCAACTGCTGCTGCTTCAGATCTTTCAGATCACACATCAGCAACAACAACAGTTCATGGAATTGCTGATACTTCACTTTTAGCAACACAATCTGATGTTAATGATGCAGAAACTGCTGCTGCTTCAGCACTTGCAGGCCACGCTGCAGACACAACAGATGTTCATGGAATTGCAGATACAACATTATTGGTAACTCAGTCAGATCTTACAGATCATGCTGCAGAAACAGCAAATGTTCACGGAATTGCTGACACAACAGCACTTGTGACACAGTCAGACCTTACAGACGCAATTACTGGTGCTACAGTAGATCAGTCAGCACTTGCTGGAACTGGAATCGACTGGAACTCAGTTGATGAAAGATTTGATATTGATTCAACAATTGCAACAAAGGCATATGCTGACAATGCAGTATCAACTCACAATACAGACGAAACAAATGTTCACGGTATTGCAAACACTGCAGATCTTGCAACTAAGTCCTATGCTGACACAGCAGAGGCTGATGCAATTACAGCAGCAGGCACAGCAGCAGATACAAAGATTGCAACAGCAGTAGCAGCACTTACAAAGTCTTCAGTAGGCCTTGGAAATGTTGACAATACATCTGATGCTAACAAGCCTGTTTCAACAGCACAACAAACAGCACTTGATCTTAAGGCTAATCTTGCTGGTCCAACATTTACAGGAACAGTTGTTCTTCCAAGCACAACATCTATTGGAAATGTCTCAGCAACAGAAATTGCATATGTTGATGGCGTAACATCAGCAATTCAGACACAGTTGGATGCTAAAGCACCATTGGCTTCTCCAGGACTTACTGGAACTCCAACAGCACCTACAGCAACTGCTGGTACAAATACAACTCAGATTGCTACAACTGCTTTCGTTAAAACGGCTGTAGATAATGTTGTTGCTTCAGCGCCTGGTGCACTAGACACTCTTAATGAATTGGCTACAGCACTTGGTAATGATGCAAACTTCTCTACAACAATTACTAACTCATTAGCAGCAAAGGCTCCACTTGCCTCTCCAACATTTACAGGTACAGTAACTCTTCCTTCAGGAACAGTCTCTACTTCAATGGTTGCAGATTCAGCAATTACTTCAGCAAAAATTGCAGATGGAACAATTGTTGACGCAGATATTAACGCTTCAGCAGCAATTGCAACATCTAAGATTTCAGGTCTTGATGCAGCACTTGCTGCAAAAGCACCTCTTGCATCTCCAACATTTACTGGTACAGTAACTGTTTCAGCATCTGGTGTAGCATTTACAGATGGTACACAAACAAAGCAAGGTGTTCCATCACAGACAACAATTTCTCAAAAGACAGATTCTTATACCCTTTCAGCACTTACTGAAAGAGATACATTAATCGAAATGGGTAAGGCAACTGCTCAAACACTTACAATCCCAACAAACGCTACTGTAGCATTCCCAGTAGGAACATCAATTGATATTCTTCAAACTGGTGCTGGTCAGGTAACTATTGCTGGTGCATCAGGTGTAACAGTAAATGCAACACCTGGTTTAAAGTTGAGAACCCAATGGTCATCTGCAACTCTTTTCAAGAGAGCAACAGATACATGGGTCATTTTTGGTGATCTAACAGCGTAGTAAAAATTTAATAAAAACTAGGAGATAAAATGGCAGCAGGTAAGAAGACAGGTAGAAAGTCCCAAGCATCAAATGACTTTTTGGAGCCATTAACACCAACCATCACTGGTGCGACAGATGTTGGAACAGGTCGTGCATATAATAATGGAGCGGTTGATGTTTCATTCACACTCCCTGTACTTTCTCCAGCAGCAACATCCTACACTGTAACATCTTCACCTGGTGGATTTGTTGGAACAGGAGCATCGTCTCCAGTTAGAGTAACAGGTTTAGCATCTAGTACTGCTTACACATTTACAGTTACAGCAACAAATGCTGCAGGAACTTCTGCTGCATCATCAGCATCCTCTTCTGTAACAGCAACAACTGTTCCAGCAACACCATCTGCACCAACAGCAACAGCAGGTGTTAATGAAGATACGGTTTCTTGGACTGCACCAGCAAATGGTGGAAAAGCAATAACTGGATATACTTGGGCATCTTCAGATGGAAAGGGTGGATCAACAGCCTCGACATCTGTTACAGTTTCACAAGAAGCAAACACAGCACAAACATATACTGTTTATGCAACTAATGCTAATGGAAACTCAGGAACTTCTCCATCTTCAAATAGCGTAACTACTATTGCTCCGTTCTTCCCCCCATTCTTCCCGCCATTTTTCCCATTCTTCCCGCCATTTTTCCCACCATTCTTCCCATTCTTCCCACCGTTCTTCCCATTCTTCCCATTCTTCCCACCGTTCTTCCCATTCTTCCCATTCTTCCCATTCTTCCCACCGTTCTTCCCATTCTTCCCATTCTTCCCACCATTCTTCCCATTCTTCCCATTCTTCCCGTTCTTCCCACCGTTCTTCCCATTCTTCCCATTCTTCCCACCATTCTTCCCACCAGCATTCGCAAGTAGTAGCAGCGGTTGTTCTGGATGCGTCAGAAGTTATTGCTGGCAAGCATGTCCAAGTTGCTGCGGAGGAAACTGCGGATGCTAAGAGACATGATATACTTTAATAAAAGGAGATTTAAACTATGTATGCAATAATTGTTAAAGATAACAATGATACCTATGATGTAATTGGAGCACTTAGAACCACTGAAGAGACAAGAATTGGTCTTGACTCAGAGTGGGATAAAAATCTTCCTATAGTTGGTATGAATATTAGTGATCATAAAGAAACAGCAACTAAGGGTGCTACTTGGAATGGAACATCTTTCGATGGATCTGTATCTGAAGGTTATTTTGCATTATCTGAGGAAGAAAAAAATGCATTTAGACAGTATGCATTTTTATGTGATAATAAAATAATTCATAGAATTAGTGTAGAAGCAGGTAGTGATAAGGCAGCACTGTATGATGCTGCATTTACTGGAGAAGTTCTATTAGTCAAATGTCTTTTTGCTGTTAATGGAACAAAGGTTGTATATAACAAAACAACTAGAGAAATAACAGCAGCCTAACAATTTTTATAATTGTTCTATGATATAATATAGTTGTATACAAAACAAAGGAATTATATGACAATTTATGATGAAAACGAAACGCCTTGGTTTACTAAGGATCGATCAGAAACAACAACAAACAGATATCCTTCAAAAACTATAGGTAACAACATTTTAGTTGAAAATCCAGCACTTGGAATAAACCTATATAGGAATACATTTTCAAAAGAAGACTCTGAGAGATACATAAAAATTCTTGAGTCAAATTTAGGCGGTAGCGGAAAGTATAAGTGGTCAGAAGCAAAAGTAACAAACTCAGATGTTCCAATCAAAAAGGCTAGAGATGCTGTAGATTTTAGATTTAAGCAAGAAAACTTGGGGCCACGAGATGAACATAATGCAGAACTTCTTGATCTTCACGAAGAAATTTATCAAAAGTTAAAGTTTTGTGTTGATGATTATGCTAGGTACTGGGGAATAAATGTAATCTATTATGAAGCATTTAACTTTGTTAAGTATGAAGGAGAAGGCACACATTTCAATATTCATGCAGATCATGGTCCAATGTACAACTGCACAGTTTCTGCTGTTGTTTATATAAATGAAGACTATGAAGGTGGAGAAATTAAATTTCCAAGAATGGATAATTATACTCACACTCCAAAAGTAGGAGACATTATCTTATGTCCATCTAACTACATATATGAGCATGCGTCTTTACCAATGAAAAAGGGAACCAAGTATTGTGTTGTCGTAATGACAGACATTAATGAACTAGGACACAAGTAGTGTCGCTAGTTGCTATATTTAGATCTTTTAGACCTTGGCTAGACAAAGAAAATATTTCAGTTCCAGTCCCAACCCAAAAAGAAATTCCAGACTGGTATAAAGATGCAGATAGATTTGCTAAAATGCCCAATGGTGAATATTATAAAGCGCCTAAAACAGTTTGTCCATTCCCAAAAGAAGGAACAACCGATGATTATGGAAAAATTCCTACATGGAAGGCATGTCCAGCAATTATGGATGCATTTTCAACTGGTTATCTTTTTAAAACGCCTTGCGATTTAACCTTTTATAAAAATGAACAAGGAATAATAAATGTTAAAATTGACGACATAAGATATAAAGACTTTTGCACACAAAGACCACCAATGCCACAATTTGAACATCCAAAAGGATTCTATCAACATCATTTTGCTTGGAGTTCTCCATGGGGGCTAGAATTGCCAGAAGGATATAGTGCACTTTTTATGACTCCAATGAATAGATTTGATCTACCATTTATCAATACAACTGGGATAGTTGATTCAGACAAAGTTCATCTGCTTGGAAGTTTTCCATTTTTTATTGCAGATGGCTGGGAAGGAACGCTACCAGCAGGAACCCCATATCTTCAAATACTCCCATTTAAACGAGAAAACTGGGAGCATGAAATTGAGATATTGGGGCAATCAGATATATATGGTAAAATTGTAGAGAATGCAAACTTTTATAGACAGCCAGACGGCGGGGTATATATTAAAAAAGTTTGGACAAGAAGAGAATATAAATAGGAGATAAAATGCAGACATGGTCGCATAAAGAAGATCTTGGAAATGGAATATTCTGTTATCGAGATGTAATCAAAAAAGAGTTTGATGTTATCAATAGACTTGAAAATACATTGGGTTCTGTTGCTGGTTATGGAGAATTATCTCCAGAAGGTAAAAGATATCATTGGATGCCAGCATATGTTGGATACCAACAGTTAATGCCTGACTACAGAGACTGTGTAGACTTTAAATATAAGAAAACAGATATTGAAAATGATAAAAGCGAAGACTCCATAAAACTTCAAGAATTATGGCAAGATGTTTATGATGCACAGGCAGCAGCAGTTGAAGACTACAGAAAAATATACAACATAATGCCATTAAAATATTGGGAAGCATTTAACTTTATTAAATATGGTCCAGGACAACACTTTATGGAGCACCATGATCATGGATTTTCATACAATTGTACACTTTCTCTAGTTGCTTATGTCAATGATGACTATGATGGTGGAGAGTTGTTTTTTAGATTGCAGGGATTAAACATTAAGCCCAAGGCTGGAGATCTTTATATATTCCCGTCAAACTTTATGTATCCTCATCAGGCAATGCCAGTACATTCTGGAACTAAGTATTCAATTGTAACAATGCTAGATTACAGCAAAAAGTATCATACTCCAGATATGTACGATCCAAAGTGGGAAAATGAATAATGATTAGTATTTCGGTAGAAAAAATGAATGGTAATCCATTTAATATTTCTCCAATGTCAATTAAAAGAAACTGGATGGATGCTACATCAGAAAATCATGCTTATAGGTGTTTCCCAGTAACACAAGCAAATGTTGTTGGATGGAGCATTTCATGTTCTCAAGACATATCTTTTGTTTGGGATGGGGTAAATGATCAAACTCAGGACCATGTAACTATTACTTCTGCTCCAGAAGGATCTTATACTGGTAGAGGGCAATCTTCTATAAGTTTTAATACTGGTTTAGTTTTTAGAACAGACAAAGATGTAAGTATTCTTACAATTAATCCAGTAAATTATTTTAGTGAAGATTTTGAAACAATGTCTAACTTAATTAGTTCTTCTTTTTATGATAACCCGCTTCCACTAGCAATTAAGGCAAAGGCAGCAAATAAAGAAATAACAATAAAATCTGGAACGCCAATTGCCACGATAATTCCAATATCTTTAACTAATTTAAATAATACCACAATAGAAGTTTTTAACTATAAAGATGAAGATAGATCAAGGACTAACGCCAATATTGCTTATGGTGAAGCAGCACAAGTAATAAACTCTGGAGGCAATTGGACTGATTGGTATAGAGATGCAGTAAATGAAAAGGGCGAAAGTTTAGGATCGCATGAAGTAAAAACCTTAAAACTTTATGTCAAAGATAATACGAACGGTGATACAATATGAGTATGGACGAATATAAAGTAGTACAAAGAAAACCATCAATAACTCCTTCTGGATGGTTTGGCGATAGTAAAGATATGATTGTAGAGTTAGAGAACTTTATGACAGAAGAAGAGATGGAATTTTTAGAAAAGGCTGCAAAGTCATTAACAATTTGGGATGTTACAGAAAGTCATGTAAACGAAAATGGCACAGTTGTTTATGAGGCATCTTATTGGAAAGATAGAGTTGCTACTAGCCCAACACTAGATAAAAATAATCCAGCCATTGCTCCAGTTATTGCTGGACTATTTCAAAGACTAAAACCAATTGTAGAAGATTTTTATAAAGTTAAAGTTATTCCAACAGGAACAACAATAGTTAGGTGGCTTCCAGGACAGTTTCAAAAACCTCACGCAGATAAAGAGTTACATGAAGGACCAGATGCAGGACTTCCAAATGATTTTCCAAACTATGATCTTTCTAGTTTGTTTTACTTAAATGAAGACTATGAGGGTGGCGAGTTGTATTTCCCACTACAAGGCGTTCAGTTTAAACCAAAGAAGGGTGCAGCCTATTTTTTCCCAGGGGATAAAAACTATATTCATGGAGTAACAGAAATTAAAAGCGGAATAAGGTATACTTGTCCATTTTTCTGGGAGATTACAGAGCATACAGGAGATAGAAAACCATAATGCTTACAGACTCAGAAGACCTTAATGTAATTGAGATATATCCAAAAATATTTGTGTATAAAAATCTTTATAAGGATATTAATTTTATATATCAGTCTTTAAAAGAGTCAGATGGAACAGAGGGGTTTTTTAATGCATGGTCTAAATGGTCAGATTTTGGACAATACATTTCTCCAACATTTAAAGGGTATGACTATATTCTACAACTCAGAGATGTCAATGCACTAGAAGCAAAAACAGAAAAAGAAAAACAGCACAAGGATATTCTTTTAGAGATATTAAATAATTTTTATATAGCAACAAAAGATTATATTAAGAAAAATAATGTTGATTTTGATGAAAATAGAATTGTTCCAAATGTTAAGGACAAAAGCGGTAATCCAATAAAAGAATGGGTGTTCTCTGGGCCATCAATAGCAAGATATCGAACAGATATTACTGATCCAGTAGCAATGACATATCATACAGATTACATTAGGGAGCCAATAGTGAGCCCAGGACATAAATTTGCAATTACAGCCTTAACATATTTTAATGATGATTATGAAGATGGAGAAATTGATTTTGTTGTAAATGGTGAGGCGTATATGTATAAACCAGAGGCTGGAGATCTGATAGTTTTCCCATCTGGACACCCAGACTTTTTAATGTCCGAAAATTACATATACCTACATGGTGTTATGCCAGCAAGGAATAACGCAAAATATTTATCAAGAATGTACTGGACAAAGTATTCTGTGGGTGATCCAGAATGGTTTGAAAATGAAGAAAAATTTGGTAAAGAAAAGTGGTATGATATGCAGCATGAGATCATGCAAAAATTTAGAGAAGACAACCCTAACAAATTTAGTACCGAAAAAGAAAGAAGGATAAAATGAACCTAGAAAACAAAAGTAGAATAACTAAAGATATTGTTGTTTATGAAAACTTTATCGATGCAGAAACTTCTGCAAAACTTGTAAAGGTTTTGGATAAGCATGCAGAACTTGGGCTGATTACATGGATGCCTATATCCTTCTATGAGTCTTATTCTTCAGTACTTCCACAAGATAACGATGAGCATGTAGAAAATGAAGGATTACCAAGTGACATATTTTCACAAATTAAAAATGGTATTATTGAGGCAGTTGCAAGTGTTCATGACCTTGATCCTAAAATAATTTGTCAAATTGGATACCACACTCAAAAGTGGGAGCCAGGGGCATATGCAAGAAAGCACTCTGACAATACTGATGAGCACGGACATTCTGGAGCATTTACTAGAAGCAGGTATGCTGCATTCTTATATTTAAATGATGATTTTGAGGGTGGTCTTTTGCAATTCCCAGATCAAGATATAACAATTGAGCCTAAAGTTGGAATGCTTGCTGCATTTGACGGGGGATTTAATAATATGCACGAAGTAACCCTTATAACAAAAGGAGTAAGATACACTATTGGATCTTTCTGGGATGATAGAGAAGAAGATGCATACCCACAAGAACTAAGAGATGCTTGGGCAGAAGAAATGAAGGAAACTAGAGCCAAGCAAGAAATTGAAAGAGCGGAATGGCAAGAGTTGCTAAAACAAGGATGGAAACTTGATGCTGACGGAAATAAGTATAAAGTTGAGGAACTATAAATGGAAGTATTTTTAAAAAAAGAATTTGAAAATGCTGGTTATGATGTTGAGGTTTTTCATGAACATGTTTTGTTTATAAAAGATTTTCTGAAACCAGAAGAACTTGATATTCTTTTAAAAATAATTGAAACTACTCCAAATGAAGATTGGTCAATAGAGTATACAAAGAATCTTGCTAGATTTTGCATGGAAAAGTTTGGGAGAGATGATGTAGATAATCTTGTTGCAGAAGGAAAGTTTGAAATTACTCAGGGCTGGGAAGACAAAAATTTAAACATTACAACTGAGCAAATAAGCATAACCCTTCAAGGCAGGTTGGGGAAACTTCTAGAATTGGCAGACCCATCTTTAGAACTTGCTGGGTTCGGAACTCTTCAAAGGATGCAACCTGGGGTTGAATTAAAGTCCCATACAGATCAGCATACAGACCCATCAATTAAATATGCTGCTATACTATATATTAATGACGACTATAAGGATGGAACTTTATTCTTTAAAAATAAAGAAAATTCAGACTTAAGGCCAAAGCCAGGAACCTTGCTTATTTTCCCAGGCAACGAAGAATATGAGCATGGCGTAAGGCATGTAGGTGAAGGTCCCATAAGATATGTTACAGTAGGATTTATGAAAGTAACAGGATTTTATGATCAAAATAAGTACTAAGGAGATATAACATGGAAAGAGAAATATTAGAAGAAAAGGTTTACTATTACACAAATGTAATCGAAGACCCAAAGAAACTTGTTGACGCAATTGAAAACGATAACAAGGATCCCTGGGGCGAGTGGATGGCATGCAGCGGTCAACACTATGTTTATGGAACAGATAAGACAATTGCATTAGCGTCAGACTCTGATGAAAAAAATAAGTATATTTATGATACTTTAAAAAATGCGTTTGATGTAGTAGCAAGAGATTACGCTAAGGCACAAGGCATTACAGAAGAACCAAAACTATTTCCTCAGTATCCAATTAAAAAGTACCAACCAGGAACATTTATGGGTGCACACTTTGATCAACAAGAGGGTGACGAAAGGCTTAAGGTTTCTTTTGTTATGTATCTTAATGACGACTATGAGGGTGGAGAAATTTCATTTACAATCGCATCTCCAGAGGGAGTTTTAACTCAACCTAGCCCAGAACCAGATTTTGAAGATGCTGTCGGTGGTACTGCATACGATTTCTATGTTAAGCCTAAAGCAGGAAGCGTTATTGTTTTTCCACCATCTCCACCATATCATCACACTGCTCATTTAGTTAAGAGTGGCGAAAAGATTATGGTTCCTCAACACTGGATTCACTAATATTGAAAACAGCAATTGTTACTGGAGCAAGCAAGGGTGTAGGTTATGCAACTGTAAAACTTTTATCTAAAAATGGTTATAAGGTTATTGCAGTCTCAAGAGATCTTTCTAAAGTATCAGAACTAGTTTCTGATAATGTAGAGGTTTATAAGTTAGACATTACAAGTTCGGAAGAAATTAAAAGGTTTCACGAAAAATACAAAGAAATAACCCTAGATCTGCTAGTTAATAATGCTGGTGGCGGTGCTGGACCAACAAGTATAATTAACGAAACAATGGATAATTTTAGACGAGCCTATGATATAAATGTTTCTGGTCCTATGTACTTATCACAACTTTTTGTTCCTTGTATGAAAAGGTCAAGTTCTCCTACTATAATTTTTATAAGTTCTTTAGGTGGCAAGTATGCATATAGGTCTGGTGGCAATTATACTAATGCAAAAAGAGGAATGATGGCATTGGTGGACACAATGAGATTAGAGTTTCCAGAGTATGGAATCAAAGTAACAGAAATTTGTCCAGGTACAATTGACACTCAACAAGAAAAAAGAGATATAGCAATAACTGCAGAAGATATGGCAGAGTGTATTAGGTGGGTATCAGAACTTCCTAAACATGTAAACATAAACCATATTGAGTTAAATCATATTCTTAGTGGCAAATAATTTACAACTATAAACTTTAACTTTAGGGGTAGAGTTTTACTTTTTGCAAAACTCTGCTATAATTAACACTTATTCCGTTTTGAAAGGACGATTAAATATTATGTCAGATTTTTTTAGTTTTAGACTTCCAGAAGATTTTATAGAAAAGTACAAAGGTGCAGAAAGTCCATTCGGATTTAAAGACGCAGCAGAAAACTCCCTTGGAGAAATTACCTTTATTCGTACTTATTCTAGAATGAAGGAAGATGGAACTAAGGAACGCTGGCACGAAGTTTGTCGTCGTGTAATCGAGGGTATGTATTCAGTACAGAAGAATCATGCTAAGGAAAACCGTCTGCCATGGAATGACTACAAGGCTCAAAAGTCAGCACAAGAAGCATTTGATAGAATGTTTAATTTAAAGTGGACTCCACCAGGACGAGGTATGTGGGCATTTGGAACACCCATGACTATGGAGAAAAAGAACTCAGCAGCACTACAAAATTGTGCAATGGTATCTACAAAAGATCTTGATAAGAATGATCCAGGGGCATTATTTGCTTGGGTCATGGATGCATTGATGCTTGGTATTGGTGTTGGATTCGATACTGTTGGCCAAGAAAAGAATTTTCTTATTTATGCTCCAACAGAACCAGAACAGGTATATGAAATACCAGACACTCGTGAAGGCTGGGTAGAGTCAGTGAGAGTTTTAATAAACTCATATCTAAGGCCAAACCAAAACATTCAGAAGTTTAACTATGACCTTATTAGGCCACTAGGAGCCCCTATAAAGGGCTTTGGGGGCGTTGCATCTGGTCCTGCACCTCTTATCAGGTTGCATGAGCAAATAGACCGTGTAATAGGCTCTAGGGCTGGGGAAACACTAGATTCTCGTGCCATTGTAGACCTTGTAAACTTAATAGGAACATGCGTTGTTTCTGGAAATGTAAGACGGTCTGCAACACTGGCTTTGGGTAGTGCTGGAGACGAAGCGTTTATGAATTTGAAAAACTCTGAGGTTTTTCCAGAGCGTAATTCTTTTGATCCAGAAAATCCAGGCTGGGCTTGGATGTCAAATAACTCTATTTCAGCAGAGGTAGGTACAAAGTACGAAGACTATGTAGATTTAATTACAGAAAACGGAGAACCAGGTTTTATATGGCTTGACGTTGCTCGTAATTATGGACGACTGAAGGATGCGCCAGACGGTAAGGATTATCGTGTGATGGGATTCAACCCATGTGCGGAGCAGCCATTAGAATCGTACGAATTATGTACACTTGTAGAGGTGCACTTGAATCGTCATGAATCTAAGGAGGACTTCCTGCGTACCCTGAAGTTTGCATATCTTTATGGAAAGACTGTAACACTTGTTCCAACTCATTGGCAACAAACAAATGGAATCATGCAGCGCAACCGTCGGATTGGCACATCTCTTACAGGAATTGCATCGTTTGCAGATCAAAAAGGTTTGCCAACAGTTCGTGAATGGATGGATGAGGGCTATACAACTATTCGTAAATACGATCATTCATATTCTGAGTGGCTATGTGTTCGTGAATCAATTCGTGTGACAACAGTTAAGCCATCAGGCTCTGTATCAATTCTTTCTGGTGCAACTCCTGGAGTTCACTGGGGACCTGGAGGAAACTTCTTCCTTCGTGCAGTTCGATTTGGAAATACAGATCCAATGATGCACTTGTTCAAAGCAGCGGGGTACACAATTGAAGATGACGTAGTATCAGCAAACACATCAGTAGTTTACTTTCCAATCAAGTCAGGTCATCCAAGATCTGAAAAGGATGTAACGCTATTTGAAAAGATTGCACTTGCTGCAACTGCTCAGAAGTACTGGTCAGACAATGGGGTTTCTGTAACACTGTCCTTTGATAAAGAAACAGAATCAAAACATGTAGTTCCAGCACTTCATATGTACGAGGGACAACTAAAGGCAGTCTCATTCCTTCCAATGGGAAACACTGTTTACCCTCAGCAGCCATATACTCAGATTACTGAGGAAGAATACGAGTCGTATGTTGGCAAATTAAAGCATATTGATTTTAGTGCAATTTACGACGGTGTAGATAATTTAGAGGCTCAAGGCGAAGCATATTGCACAACTGATTACTGCGAAATTAAAATAAATAAGTAGTCTTCTGTGGTAAAATAGACTCATTATGTCTAGCCCATCAAACCTCTATGCTGAAAAAGTGTTCTCCGAACATCCAACAGGTTTGTGGGCCCTTGATGATCAGGCAGACTATGTTTCTCTTATTTCAGAGTCTCAAAGAAATTTATCTAACTGGACAGTTATCGGCGGTACATATGAAAACTACACCCAGTCAGTAGACGAACCATTTATAGGTAGTTATGTAGGCAAAATAACAGCAACTCCAACAAGCAGTGAGTCTGCTTCAATTACTGCTATAAGCAATGACATAATGAATCTTCAAGACCTCAATCAATACCTTAGAACATTTTCTGTTGGCGGTTATTTTTATTCTCAAAGTTCCTACATTGCTGGTTTTGAGATTGGCTATCAGTATGAGGATACAACTAGTGGACAAATAATAACACACTTAAAAAATTATGATACGGTTATAAATAATAGTTGGGTTTTTATATCAGAGACTTTTGATACGCCTCCAGATGATACAAATTTTAGGCTAGTTTTTAAAATTAATTTTATCGGAGGATCAGAAACCGAAGATGTATTTTTAGTAAACGGAATAAGTCTTGGACAATGGTCAGAAGAGTTTGCATCAACATCTTTAGGAATTACTCCAATTGATATACCATCAACAATTTCCATTGCTCCACAAAAGGGCATTGTTGCAAAATGTTATGGTCTTCAAGATCTTGATGCATACTATTTAGTTTCAGACAACATGCTTAAGGCAAAGAATTTAGGCATCCCAATCGTTTATGGAACATCAAGCCTTACAGCGCTATACCCTAACGGAACCAATCCATCTTTAATTGTTCCTGGTGTAGGATTTTTAAATGAATCTGGAAAGTTTAGAGAATATACTTTAGAGACTTGGCTTAGAATAAATTCTTACACAAACGGAACAAAAAGAATTATTGGTCCAGTTGCATCAGATGACGGGATATATGTTGACGGTCCATCAATAGGACTTAAAATCAATTCTGAATATAAAACATACTATGTTGGTGAGTGGACACGACCAATGTTGATTCACTTAAGAGTAGGAAAAGATGTTATTTCTCTTGTTATTAATGGCCAAGAGGTTATATCAATAGACTATATTAGAGAATCTTTAAATGTGCCAGATATGCTTGACAACAGTGGCAAAGATCAAGACTGGATAGGTTTTTATGCACACGAAGATATTTATCCAATAGAGATTGACTGTGTCGGTATTTATCCATATGTGGTTGCAACTGCAATGGCAAAAAGAAGGTTTGTTTTTGGCCAGGGAGTTGAAATACCAGAAAACATTAATACATCTTATAGTGGAACATCTGTTTTTGTTGATTATGCTTTTGCAGACTATACAGCAAACTATTCATATCCAAAGATTGGATCTTGGCAACAGGGCTTTAATGATAATACATCTATAGTAAACAAGTCGCTATCTATAGCGTCTGCCCCTCTTCCAAAAATATTTTTATCTTCAAAAACCGAAACCGAATTACTATCAGATTGCAAACTTGCTCAAAGTTCTGACCCAGTAAACTTCTTTTCATTTAGGCCTAACTCATCTTGGAATAATGTTTCTGGATATCTTTTCTTTGAAAATTTTGATTTTATAAAAGAACCGATATCTGCATTCTATGGTTGTTTTAGACTGCCACAATCTTCACCAACAAAGCAAACGCTTTTTAGAATTGAAAAAGAAAATACAAGCAGTTACTTTGAAATACAGTTGTTAAACAATCAAATATCTTATGTAATAAATTATGATGGAGTTGCAGAAACAATATATTCTCCACTGGTTGCCGAATCACAAGAATTAATTGACATCGGATTAAACATACCAGCATTTGTCTCAAGATTTGGAAATCCAGCAGCAGATTTTTTTGGATCACTGTCAGACCTTAGATTGTATGTAGGCGGTAAAAAAGATAACACTCAAACCTTTACTGGAAAAATATATAAAATAGGTTTTTGTAGCGTTTACAATTTTCAGAAGATTAGAACTCTTTTTAATGAATTAGGCGTTCCTGTTTGGAACGAAGACCTGTTTGCTGTTTATCAAAATAATCAGTTAATAGATATTGATGGTGGAATAGACACTACATCTTTGCCACCATATGGGTCACCTACTGGAACTGCAAACGGAGCAATAAGCGGTGGCGGAGTTATAATACCAGATGAGGATTTTCTTATAGATCATACTGCAAGTTATACTCTTGTTCCAGATCAAATTTTTGATACATACAAACTTACAGTTGCTGCTAACGGATATTGGGAAGATCAAATCCCACTAACATATTTTGCTGAATCTGTTTTAGATAAAAGAGGCGATCAATATTTTGACTTAGATTTTATTCAGTTTAATATTGATTATCCAATACCATCAAAAACAATTGCAATAGAAACTGATCCAATAGACTGGACATATGCAGATTTAGCAAACGAGTATGGTTTGCCAGTTCAGAGAACATATGAGTCGTTAGATAACTATTTATTTACAGGCTATAACGACTATGAAGACTTAAAAAATAAAGTAGCAAAAGACTACAGATATGATACAGATGGCGCAATTGTAAAAACATATATAACATTTCAATATACAGAGTTGGGGGCAAATCAAACTCCATTTTATTTTACAAAGACAGAAAGGCCATCTAGAAATGGAATATTAATTCCTAAATCAGACTGGATGACAACAAAATATGAAGTTGTTGATAATATGATAATTTATCCTCCAGCAGGGGTTGACTTTAATGATTTGTCTATTGTTACTCATATTGATATAAATGTTAAAAATACTCAAACCAACAATGTCAATATTAAAAAACTTTCTTATGCTTCGCAGGCTTTAAACGAATCAGATGCAAGTCCAGTCGGTACTAGATTTGGTACGCCAATGTATCCATATACAAAAACAGGAATTTACTATAACTTTAAAGCAAACAATCCATTTGCTATATACACTGGGTCTTCTCCATACTTATATCTTACAAAAACCAGCGGTGTTCAAATAAAAGGAAAGTATGATCCATTAGTAAATCGTGGCCTATCGATCCCAATAAATTCTAGCAGGGCAAATAATTTTAAAGTTATTGCAAAACAAATGGCAATTAGATTTGATGGAGATTATTTCCCATATGCTCCAACACAGATATTTGAAATAGAAAGTAAATCTTCTTATATAAAGTTTTACATGGTTGCTAGTGATCCTAGTGGAAGAAGAGCAAAAATATATGCAATTGATGCAAAAACTGGTTTAGTCCAGAATGGAATAGGGTTTTACTGGAATGGCAAAATTGTTAAGGAGCCAGTATTAACTTTGCAAGAGTGGGGGTTCCTAGGAATAAACTTTGCTGATAGTTTAGATTTTTCATATTTCGAGGGAGCCATAAGGTTAACTGGCCCACTACTATTCAACAGCATATCTTATTACCAATCTACAAACCTTCAAGAGGTTCAGAATATATCAGAGCGCCCATGGTTTAGGGTAAAGGTTTTATCTGGGCTAACTCTAGATTGGGAGTTCTGGGATGTCGGTTCCTTTAACTGGAATAAGGTTTTAGTTCTAGCAGAAACAAGTTATTATGGTGTAAACCCATCAGAAGTATATAAGAGTTATACTGGAACCAATAAGATTATTGTAGGGGACAATGTTCCCATAAGTATTGGAAACTACTCTTACGCCCTATTCAACGACATATTCTGGAACAAGTTCACAGTTAATCCAGTTTAATATGGTATACTTATTGTCATGGATTCATTAATTAACCCAAAAACTGGTAAGCCAATTGTGCAAAATGTACGACGAAAAGTTATTGAAAAGAACTATAACTGGGGTCTTTATGTTTATAAAAGAGCAAACGGCAAATGGTTTACAGACGGAAATGGATCTGTTTTAAATATCCCATCTGAGCGAGGAGACATTTCTAGAATTGCAGAGTTAAAGCAGGCTGCAATGTATTTTGGAGATCCTGGTGATGGCGAAGCAATTTTTGTTCCAGGAGGAACTAGGGTTTCAGAGGAAGAGTACTCAGAGCAAGTAGATAGAATGAAGGCTGGACTAATTCCTTCTCTTAACGATCTAGGTGCAGTACAGGCTGCAAAAGACACTATTGCAAAGTACGGAGACGAGGAATAATAATGGAAGAGTATACAATAAACGCCAGAATTGATGACGAGATTAAGAAAGACGATATATTTGCAAAATCAGATCCATTCAACAACAATTGGGACACATTAAAAAGTCTAGATGGTTTAGACGCAAATTTTAAAAGAAGAACCAGTAGGCTTTCTACAAAAATGGTTCAGCCAACTCCACAATATACAACCGCAGCGCTGGCAGGAAAAAGCGGTATTGATGGAGCACAATCAAAAGAAATTAATCCAGGACTAGTATATGTAAATGGTTATGGAATGTTTGATGTAATCACACCACCATGGAACCTTTATGAATTAGCAAATTACTACGATACATCATTTGCCAACCATGCTGCAATTGATGCCAAGGTAGAAAACATTGTAGGTCTTGGCTATGAGTTTAAGGTTTCTCCAAGAACTATGATGAGGCTTGAAGCATCCGAAGACAATAGTGCAACACAAAAAGCAAGAAAAAGAATTGAACGAGCAAAGATTGAAATGCGTGACTGGCTTGAGTCATTAAACGATGATGACTCATTTACAGCAACAATGGAAAAGGTTTATACAGATCTTCAGTCAACTGGAAATGGATACCTAGAAATAGGAAGAACAACTCGTGGGGAAATTGGATATGTTGGTCACATTCCAGCAACAACCATGAGAGTTAGAAGACTAAAGGATGGCTATGTTCAAATCATTGGAAATAAGATTGTTTACTTCCGTAATTTTGGAGCAAAAAATCCAAATCCACTAACAACAGATTCTAGGCCGAATGAGATTATTCACTTTAAGCAATACTCTCCGCTAAATACATTCTACGGTGTTCCAGACATTATGTCAGCAATCAATTCACTTCATGGAGATTCTTTGGCATCTCAGTACAACATTGATTACTTTGCAAATAAGGCAGTTCCTAGATATGTTGTAACATTAAAGGGCGCAAAACTTTCTGGGGATGCAGAAGACAAAATGTTTAGGTTCTTGCAAACAAATCTTAGAGGTCAGTCACATAGAACTCTGTATATTCCTTTGCCAGGAGATTCAGATAATAACAAGGTTGAATTCAAGATGGAACCAATTGAGGACGGTATTCAAGACGGATCGTTTAAAGAGTATCGCAAGCAAAATCGTGACGACATATTGGTAGCACATCAGGTACCACTTTCAAAGTTAGGTGGCAGCGATTCTGCATCTATTGCAGCAGCACTAGCACAGGATCGTACATTTAAAGAGCAGGTTGCTAGACCAGCACAAAGACAGTTAGAAAAAATGATCAATAAGATTATTCGTGAAAAAACTGATATTCTTGAGTTTGTATTTAATGAGTTAACCCTTACTGATGAAATTGCACAGTCTCAAATATTGGAGAGATATGTTAAGAATCAGATCATAACCCCGAATGAAGCAAGAGTAATCTTGGATATGCCACAAAGAGAAGGTGGAGACGAGGTTCTACAACTTAAGCCAGAGGCTGCAGCAGAAGCATCAGCCAATAGATCTAGAAACTCAGAACGAACAAACAACAATTCTGATAGCACATCTACTGTTGCAGGGCGTAATCCAAAGGGCGAAGGAAGAAAAACTCCTTAATGTCCGATATGTCCAGAATGTGATACTTGTGTAAAATGGAGGGTATAATATAGTGGTGACCAATATATCTAAAGCCCATTGGAACTCTGATGGGGAAAATCTTCGTCTATCAATGCCTTTTAGCAAGGTAGATAAGGAAAGACGCATTGTTTCAGGTTTCGCCTCATTAGACAACCTAGACAAGCAAAACGATATTGTTACAGCAGAAGCATCTATGAAGGCTTTTGCAAAGTTTCGTGGGAATATAAGAGAAATGCATCAACCACTTGCAGTAGGCAAGATGGTAAATTTTAAAGAAGATAAATATTTTGATCCAGATTCTAAAAAGTTTTACTCTGGAGTTTTTGTTTCCGCATATGTTTCTAAAGGTGCACAAGATACATGGGAAAAAGTTTTGGACGGTACGCTAACAGGATTTTCCATCGGTGGTCGTATGAACAAGTGGGATGATGGCTATGATGAGAAGTCTGACTCACAAATTAGAATTATCAAGGACTATGATCTAATTGAACTTAGCCTAGTAGATTCGCCAGCAAATCAATTTGCGAACATTGTTTCGGTTGAAAAAGTTGATGGCGTAGATGTAATTAAGGCAGATTCTACAGTCCTTGAAAATGTTTTTTATGATAAAGAAAATGGAATAGTAATATCATCTGAAAATGAGTCAGAAATTAGTCCGATTAGCGGAGAACAAATGGAAAACATAGGATTCGTTGAGAAAACGGATGATGAAAAAACAACAATGATAAAATTCTTAGTCGATAGTGCTAAAGGCATTAATACTTCTAAGATGAACAAGGAGGTACAACATATGACAAAATCAAAGACAAAAGTTGAAAAGACAGACGTAGTTGAAGATGTTGTGGTCGCTCCAGAGGCAGATGCATCAGTTGCAGAAGTTACTGAACAAGTTGCTAAAGCGGAAGAGGTTGAAACAACTGAAGTTGTTAATACCACAGAAGCAGTAGCAGAAGAAATTACTAAGGCAGAAGATGCTGAAGCAATTGAGTCAGTAACAGAGGCAGTTGTAGAGGTATCTAAATCAGAAGAAGTAATTGCCGATGCAGTTACCGAAATGAAAAATACTCTAGAATCAGCCTTTAGCGATCTAGTGTCAACAGTAAAGGCTTTGCAGGCAGAAGTAGAACTTCTTAAGTCTACAAAGGTCGATGTTGATACTGTTAAGAATTCATTTGATGCAGTTGCAAAAGATATTGCAGCAGTTACAAATGAATTTAATGAATTTGGAAAACGAGTAGACGCTGTGGAAGCAGACACCGCATTCCGAAAGTCTGGAGATATCGGCGATATCTTTCAGTCTCAGCCTGAAATGGTTGAAAAATCCCTATGGGGCGGTAGTTTCCTCAAAACAGCCGATCTATTCAAATGAACAAATCACTAGGAGGTGACAATATGTCAGAAGAAATAATCAAAAACCAACCAGGTGAGTCTGGACAACTAGGTGGAACAACACCAGGTTTGTATCAGGGTCAAGGTGCATTCGCATCAGGTGGTATTGGTGGAGTAACAAATCCAGGTGCAGATACACTTGGTAACATTCCAACAGCAACGCTAGGAACAACTAGCGGAGCAAATGCTGTTAACCCTAGTGGTTCAGCGGCTTCTGGAATTTTGCGCCCCGAGCAGGCTCGTCGTTTTATCGACTATGTTTGGGACGCTACAGTGTTAGCAAAGGATGGCCGTCGTGTAACAATGAAGGCTAACTCAATGGAACTTGAGAAGATTAACGTAGGTGAGCGTGTAATTCGTGCTGCAGCACAAGCAGTTGGTAACTACACAAACACTGGCGCTCAATTTTCTAAGGTTGAACTTACTACCAAGAAGATTCGTCTTGATTGGGAAGTAACTGCAGAATCTTTGGAAGATGGTGTCGAGGGTGATGCTCTAGAAGATCACTTGGTACGCTTGATGACCAACGCATTCGCAAATGATATCGAAGACCTCGCTATCAATGGTGATGGTGCGACAGGAGACTTCTTGTCAATCATGCCAGGCTTTATCAACAAGGTAAAGACCAATGGAGATGCACACGAGTCAGTCGTGACTGTAACAGACAATGCTTGGACACCGTCTGTAATGCAGGGCATCATCAATGCAATGCCACGCAAGTACCGTGCACTTAAGAACAATCTTAAGTTCTACGCAGGTACAGATGCATTCGGCGGAATCGTTAAGAATAACGGTACACTTGCCGATGCAGTTGCTGAGGCGTTTGCTGGACAAGTTCCAGGAAGCACTCAAGCAAACCGTCAGAACTATCTTGATGGTATCGGACAGACTTTCGGTGGAGCACGTACAACTCGTGTTCTCGGAATCGAAGTTCAGGAAGTTCCTTACTATCCAGAAGGTTATATCGATTTGACATTCCCTGCCAACCGTGTATGGGGATTCCAAAGAGATATCACTGTAAACCGTGAGTACGTAGCAAAGAAGGACACAATTGAGTACACAGTATTCGTCCGCTTTGGCGTTCAATGGGAAGAAGAGGATGCAATTGCATTCGCTGACGCTGCTGCAGATGCATAATCTGTAAACAGTAACCTTAACGGGGGGCGGGAGTTCACTCTCCTGTCCCCCTTAATACTTTAGTGATATAATACAAACAAGGAGGAAATTATGGAAAATAATGAATACAATAAGCCATTCGTAGCAGAAGATGCACCTCAGCCAGTTGTTGTAGAAACACCAGCAGAGCCAGTCGCAGAGCCAGTTGCTGAACCAGTTGTTGTAGAAACACCTGCTGAACCAGTTGTTGTAGAGACACCAGTTCAACCAGTTGTTGTAGAAGAGCCAGTCCAGGCACTAGGGTTTTTACAGACAGGTGCAATCGGATCAATGGCAGCAGATGGTCCAAAGAAGACTATTAAGCAGCCACATCAAGATTCAGATAAGGTAGCAATACACTCAACAAAAAATGTTCGTTGGGAAGAAGTCGGAGTGCTTTACAGAGGTTACAATATCGTAACAAAAGAGCAAGCAGACAAGTGGCTAACTCGTTCACATGTACGAATCGCAACACCCGAAGAAGTCAAAAAGGTTTTAGGGTAATTAAGTATGGAGATATTGAGAGTTCCGCCATACGCAGATATACCAGTTACTTATACCATTCCTTCAGGAATTACTGATGAGGATGTAACTGTTTTAGTAACTGACATGGCGGATCTTTCTATATCGACGCTTGAATTTGAAGAACTTTCAACAGGAGAGAGCATAACAATAAATCTTCCTGGCAGATATGATTCGGAATATAGGATAGAAATAACAATTGCAGATGAAATTGTTTTTGATGATACATATGAAATAACTAGACCATATGTAGATCCTTCAACAAAAGGAAACACAGCATCAGAAATTGCTGCATACGCAGACAATGAGGGAATAGCGAGAGCAATTATTGACTCAATAGTTGTCGAAGGATTTTATTATAAGAAAAAGGTTTTGAACTTTACAGGTACTGGCTCAGACTATTTGCCTATATGGGATGATGTAAAAAAAGTTTTGACAGTATATGAAAATAACAAATTAGTAACAGACAGAGAGTATGAAGTAACATCAGATAAAACAGCAATTGTTGAAAAATCAACAGATAACATTAATCGTGCAGAATCAGCCCCACTAGTTTTACCAGCAGCATCATCAGACTCTCTTGATCCACAGTTTATATACAGGGGTTTTGGAAAAACTTGGGACTACAGAATAACAGTTGAGTATGGACATTCTCATGTGCCATCAGACATTGTAAAAGCAACCGAAATGCTTGTTCACGACATAGAGTGTGGAAAGTTAGATTATTATAAGAGATTTATTTCTTCGTACAATACAGATCAATATAAGATTCAGTTTGACAAAGGTCTTTTCGAGGGAACGGGAAATATACTTGTAGACAAGATACTTTCAAAGTATACCAAGTCTATTACAAAACTTGGGGTGTTGTAATGACAGTTTGCGAAGCCCCAGACTTCATGTTTCCGTTACAAGCATCTTTATATCATCCAATAGTTGAGCAGGGTGATTTTGGAGCAATTAAAAAACAATGGGTATTGGATAGAGTCTTTGCTTGTAATTTTTCAGCAGGTGGCTCTGCATTTAAAGAAGAAGTAAAACCAAATATAAATATAACACAAAATTCAATTCTGGTAGGCAGAGTAAAGTCTGACCTCAGAATGTCTTCAAGAGACAATAAGAATTCTTTAACAAACATATTAATAACCGATATCAAAGATCAGGAAGGCAACTTGGTATACATAGAAACATCTGGCCCAAGATCTGGCAAAGGAACACTATTTGAAATTGCAACCTATGAGCCTTTTGTTGGACCATTTGGTAATGTAGAGTCTTTTAAATTAATTATAAGAAGATCAGAAAATCAAACAGGTGATGTATGAGAGCCGTATTTAATTCTGCACAATTTAAAAAAGAAATGACAAATATTGTGGACTACTCCATGGGATTTTTAGAGGGCATACAAAGAGGCAAAACAGTATTCTTAAAAACACTAGGGCTAGAAACAGTAGAACTGATGAAAGAGTTTATAGACTCAAATGCTAGAGTTAATCCAGATATGCTTCATCATATATATGAATGGAATCAAACGGGCAGCCCTAGTGCAAGACTATATGATATATCATACACAACTAGTAATTTAGGTTTATCTTTTAGATCATCTTTTAGACAGTCTACATCAGTTAAAAATGGATCTCGTGTTCCCTTTTACGATAAAGCAAGAATCATGGAAGAAGGTATTCCTGTTATAATTAGACCAAGAGTTGCTCAGGCATTAGCATTTGAAGATGGTGGAGAGACAGTATTCACAAAAAGTGAAGTCAGAGTAGATAATCCTGGAGGAACAGAAGTGCAGGGTGGTTTTGAAAAAGTGTTTGATATGTTCTTTAATAGATATTTTTCTCAGGCATTCTTGCGTGTCAGTGGCGTTGCAAGGTATCTGGAAAATCCAGAGGTATACAGAAAAGATATGAAGGCTGGTAAAAGAATGGGCAGATCAAAAGGTATATCCACAGGATATCGTTGGATTGCTAATGCGGGAGTTGGTATTTAATGACTGCAGTAATTCATCATCCACCAACAATTATAAATAAGTATTTGGCAGCAAAAATAGATCCAGGATTTAACTCCACTGGAACTACATATTTTTTCCCAACACTACCAACAGACATTAATACTCTTACTCAAGAGTTTCCCAATAGCAATGAAGTTTTTGCAGTATATGACAGAATGTTTAAAATGAGAAGGGTTCCTTTCCCATACATTAAGTGTGAGCAGTTGCTATATTATTTTTATGCAGTGGGAGAAAACGCAACATCTAAAATGGTTATAACTCAACAGCAGGTAAATGATCTTCTCGATAACGGAGATGACTCAGCAAAAGACATAAATGACTGGGCAGCAGCAAACGATGGCCTATGGTCAGGCGAGTCTAAGCCATGCTTTTTCCATAACTTTAAGATATACCAACTAGAAGAAACTAGGGATATAGTAGATTTTGGCACAGCCCGTACTTATGCGGGGAACAAGATAATTATCGACTACGACTGGCACCCAGTAAACCTATAATAAACGGGTTGTATAATATAGATGAGGAAACAAGCCCTTTTAATAAAATGAAAGAGGTGAGAATATATGGCATATAGCCGTGGTTCAAGTAGTAACATTATCGTAGGTGCAGCAGCACTTTTTACGCATAATGCAGGTCCAATCGGATTAGACAGCGATGGCAAGATCACTGATGCTCAAGCAGCAATCGATCTTCCAGCATTGACCGCATCCGCAACATCCTATAAGGAAACTTTGACACTTGCTGACGAAGATTACACAAACGTAGGATACACATCGAACGGTTTGGAACTCGCATTCCAGCCTGATTTCGGTGAGGTGGCAGTAGATCAACTTCTCGACGTTGCTCGTTTATTCAAGCAAGGTATGACAGTTAATCTAAACACATCATTTGCAGAGGCAACACTAGAAAATCTTCTAGTTGCAATTGCATCAGACGACACAGACCTAGTTTCAGGTTCTGGTTTGTCAACACTAAAGATGTCCGCTGGAGATATTGGTGACGTTCCACTAGAGCGTGGCCTTGTAGCAGTAGGTCCAGGTTCTGGTTCCGCTGCAGATCCAAAGGAAAGAATCTATGTTGCATACCGTGCACTCTCAATTGAGAATGTTACAGTATCAGCAAAGCGTGATGAGGCTTCAATGTTTGAAGTATCATTCCGTCTTCTTCCAAACGATGACGCATCATACGGTAAGATCGTAGATCGTTCACTCGCATAATAATACAACTTAATAGGACTAGCCCAGGCTCAAAACCTGGGCTTTTCCATTTGGTATACTTATATAATGGCAACAAGCGTATATGAAAAGAAAAATTTTTCCCTTATTGATGGAACAGTCATTGAGGCTGCCCCGCTAAAAATAAAATATCTTAGAGAATTTTTAACAAAATTTGAAACAATAAAATCAGCAAAAACAGATGATGAATCAATATCTGTTTTAGTAGTCTGTGCTCTTATAGCCATGAAACAATATGCTCCACATATAAAAACAATTGAGGATCTTGAGGACAATTTAGACTTGCCTACAATATATGAAGTCATCGACATTGCAGCGGGTATTAAAATTAATCAAAAGTCAGAAGAGCCAGTAAAATCTCAAGCGGTAGATAGCGGATCTTCATGGGAAACACTAGACTTAGCAAAATTAGAAGCAGAGGCTTTTTTAATCGGTATTTGGAAAGACTATGAAGAACTGGAAGAGTCTTTATCAATGCCAGAACTAACAGCAACAATTAAAGTTAAAAGAGATTTAGATTATAGTGATAAAAAGTTTGCTGCTGCAATGCAGGGAGTAGACTTGGATAAAAACTCAGGTAATAGCAATGCCTGGGAAGACATGAAGGCTAGAGTATTTAGCAAAGGTAAAGCAGAAAATGGGAATGACATACTTGCCCTACAAGGTAAAAATGCGGAGAAGGCTGGGTTTGGAATCGGTATGGGCCTTGACTATGAGGTTTATGAATAGTTAAAAATATGACTCCGCTATGGTATAATTAACTTAACCTTATAAGGAGGAATAAATGGCAACTGCCACAGAAGAAAAAACAGTAACACTTATCGATGGAACAAAGATCAAGGTAAGACCATTAAAGATCTCTCTTCTTCGTCCATTCATGAAGAAGTTTGAAGACATCGCAAAAGTAGCGGAAGATAATGAAAAATCAATGACTCTCCTAATGGAGTGTGTACAAATCGCAATGCAGCAATACAAGCCAGAATTGGCGGAAGACAAGGAAGCCCTAGAAGAAAATATAGATCTTCCTACAGTATATAAGATCGTTGAAGAGGCTTCTGGAATTAGACTTTCAGACGCAACACTACTTGGCAATCTTGTAAATAATTAAATAAAAGAGGTGTTAATGGATGGCTGATGTTCAATCCAATATTCATGTAAATATTGATACGTCAGATGCGTTAGCAAGTTTAAAACTGCTACAGCGTCAGATATCAGCCTTCCACACCCAGATGTCAAAGTCTGGCGCAGCAGCGTCAGCGGTAGCAGCAAATCAAGCACAAAACTTGATGAACAGCATCAATGCCACTGGAAAATTCCAGGCATCGATGAGAACAGTTGCCACAAGCACTGAATACTTTACTAATGCATTAGAGAAAAATAAACTAACCTCCAGAGAGTATTTTAGATATACTGGAGCAGCAACAAAAACTTTTGGAAGACTGTTTAAGTCTGAATTTGAAACAATTAACAAGGTTGCACGAGAGCGTGTAAAGGATATACAGACCCAATATATAAAGATGGGTCGTGGGGCAAACGGAGCCCTTCAAGCAATAGCAGTAAGACCTCTTACGCTAGATATGAAAAATCTGGCTACTCAAACACAGATTGCAGCACAACGTCAGCAATTATTAAATCAACTACTAAAGCAAGGATCAACAAATCTACTAAACTTTGGTAAGAATACTCAATGGGCTGGTCGCCAGTTGATGGTTGGTTTTACAGTTCCGTTAATGTTGCTTGGATCAACTGCTGCAAAAACCTTCATGAAACTTGAAGAGCAGGCAATTAGATTTAAGCGTGTTTATGGTGAAATGTTTACTACAGCAGAAGAAACAGATGCAATGGTTAAGCAAATACAGACCCTTGCAAAAGAATATACCAAGTATGGTGTTGCTGTAGAAAAGACTATGGAGATGGCTGCTAATGCTGCAGCAATGGGTAAGATGGGTGCAGAACTTACTGCACAAGTTACTGAAGCAACAAGACTTGCAGTTCTAGGTGGTGTTGAACAAGAGCAGGCACTTGAGACAACAATATCTGTTACTAACGCATTTGGAGTTGCAGCAGAAGATTTAGCAAAAAAGATTGACTTCCTTAACGCAGTTGAAAACCAGACTGTCGTATCTATTGAAGATTTAACAATAGCAATTCCAAAAGCAGGACCAGTTGTTCAGCAACTTGGTGGAGATGTAGAAGATCTTGCATTCTTCCTTACAGCAATGAAGGAAGGTGGAATTAATGCATCAGAGGGTGCTAACGCACTTAAGTCTGGTCTTGCATCTCTTATCAATCCTTCTGATAAGGCATCAAAGATGCTTGCTGGACTTGGTATAAATATCAAGGGTATTGTAGAAGCAAACAAGGGTGATGTAGCAGCAACAGTAGTAGGATTTGCACAAGCACTAGATACACTAGATCCTTTAAATCGTGCAAGAGCAATTGAGCAATTATTTGGAAAGTTCCAGTTCTCAAGATTATCTACCCTATTCCAAAATGTTACAGCACAAGGAAGCCAGGCAGCAAGAGTATTAGGTTTGACAAGAGCAACCACAGAAGAGTTAGCAATTCTATCACAGCGAGAATTAGATAAGATAGAAAACACAACAACATATAAGTTTAAAAAGTCCATTGAAGATTTAAAGGTAACTCTTGCTCCAGTTGGAGAACAGTTCTTAAAAGCACTAACTCCAATTGTAGAGTTTGCATCTAAGATACTTGACAAGTTTAATAATTTGGGTGAGGGAAGTAAAAAGTTTTTAACAATACTTACAGTTGCACTTGGAGCAGTAGGACCAATAGCACTTATGACATTTGGTTTATTGGCTAACGGCCTTGCAAATATTATTAAGTTATTTGCAACAATGAAGTCATCTTTTAATAGAGCAGGATCTTCAACTCAAATACTTGGTAACCAAACAGACTATTTAACACAGCAACAACTTGAAGCATCCGCTGTTGCAGCATCTCTTGATCAAGTTCATCAAAAACTTAGACAAACATTTACATCCGAAACCACAGCGGTAGAGGCATTGGCAAATGCATATAGAAGAGCAATAGCAGCACAGTTAGGATTTACTGGTCCAGTAGGTAAAGGCAGATTGCCCCAAAGCAAAAGATACTCTACTGGTGTGGATAGAGTTCCTGGCCCAATGGGTGCTGGAGATATTGTTCCTGCAATGTTGGAACCTGGAGAGGCAGTAATTCCAGCAAAAGAAGCACAGGACCCAGCAAACAGACCAATAATTAAAGATATGATTGCAGGAAGACCTGTATCTGAAATTACAAAGAAAAGGTCTAGGGTAAAACCAGATACAGTATTTGCACATGCAACTCAACCACAAAAAATGCAAACAGCAAACATTCCCGATGATTTTTCTGATACTAGAGAAACACTTCGTGGAAGAGGAATTGAAAAAGCGCTTGGATATCGTGGACTAGGGTTTGATATACCAGGAGAAATGAATAATGCATTAAAGGATAACAAGGTAAATGTAAAAGACTACCTAAGAGAAATAAGCAAACCTCGTGCAGTAGAAACAATGGTTTCAAGATTGATGAAAGAAAATGGATTAAGCGCAACTGATGCTGAAAGAGTAGCAAATAAGTTACGTAAAAATTTAATTTTATCTTTACAGGGATTGCCAGATGATTTTAAGATAGGTGACAGAACAGTATATTCAAGAATGGGCAATCTTTCAACAGGTATTCTTGGCGGACTTGCAAAGGATCCAAAATATAAAACTGCTATTGAACAAATATATAAAGTAGTAGGTGTAGGTGGAGCATCTGCATCCGTAATGAAATATAACTCAAAAATGCCTGTTGAAGATGTTATAAAAAATATAAAAAAGTATACACCAGCAACCAATCCTGCAACAATTAAAGCATTAGAACAGATAGCATTAAAGCAACCAGGAATGATGCTTGATGTCAATAAAAACGGAGATATAGTTACAAGTTATGAAAGGCTAGAACTTCATAATAAAAAAAGATTCCCAGATAATCCAGAAAAATGGGAGTGGTCAGATAAAAAAGTTAATGCTGCTCGACAAGTAGATCCAAAGACTGGTAATTTAATTATGAAGCCTGGAAGATCTGGTGGAGACACTGGTGCTGTAAAAATTGGTGGAACTGCAGGAAAGAAAGTGCTCGACAAAGCAAGAGCAGTTCTTCAAGGTTTAACAGCACAAGACATAGACGGAAGACCAATTACTACATATGCAAAACAGTTAGAAAAAGGAACTGGCTATAGCAATATTGCTGCACGAGATGCGTCTGGCGTATTTTTAACAGAAGATGGCAAAAAGGTATATGTAAAACCATTTCCTGATTTAAGGTCAGCGCTTGCCGAACAAAGGGCAACAACAATAGCAAGAGATGTTCATGGACTTGACGCTCCAAATCAAGAACTTCGGGTTGTTAAAGATCCATATACTGGTAAAACAATGTTTGCTCTTGAGTCTAAGTATGATTCAAAATTTACTCCAAAAGAACTTTCTAGTAGTTTTAGTAGAGAAGAATACTTTAGACAACTAGTTGCATCAAGTCTTCGTGGAGATGATGATTTAAAGAAGGGCAATCTAGGTGGAAACAGATTAGTGGATGTTGGCAAGGCTGGAGTTCTTGATAAGGCATCTGGTACAAGAGGTTATGCAGAAAAAATGCCATCAATGCTTGAAATGGCAGAAAAGAATTTAAGCGGAGTTAAGGGTCCAGCAGCAGGAAAGTCTCCTTTCTGGTTTGGTAATGCAACAGCAGATATTGCAAAGAGTATGACAGCAGATCAATATCACAAAGCAATGATTGATGAAATTGATAGAACTCTTCCAAAGTTAAAAGAAACAATAGCAAAATTTGATCTTGGCCCAGAAGACAGAAAATATTATCAAGCAATGATAGATAGATTAGAAGAGGGCAAAAAAGTTGACTGGAGAGGTCTTCATGCAAAGCATTCATCAATTTTAATAAAGCCAGATGAGTTAATTGAAGATGAAAAGACTGGAAAACTAGAAAAACCAAAAACAAAGAGAAAACCTCGTGGAGTAAAATCATCTTCTGGAAGTCCAAAAGATACAAGAATGGCAGACAAGCCCAAAAAGGGCAAGAGAGTTGTTCAAGGACCTAGAGGAAAGTTTATTGTCCCTGGGTTTAATAACGCTCCAGAATCAGCAAACGCTGTTGGCTCATCAATTGTTGCAGGAGCAAGATCATCAATTGCAGAGGCAAAATCAGCAGGACAAAAAATTGGATTAACTATTTCTCAATCTGCAGCAGCAGCATCTAGAACTGCTCTTTATGGAACTGGACCAATAGACGCTAATCAAAAGTCTCTTCGTCGTAAATTACAAAAGATGGAAAGAGATCAAAAGAGATTAAGCAAGATAGCACAACAGGCACCAGTTCCACAACCAGTAATTGCTGCGAATATGGCAGATGGTGCTGAAAAACAAACCCTTAGAGGTAGAGCAAAAACATATTTACAAAATAGAGAAACTAAAAAGCAAGCAAGAATAGCAGCAGGCAAAGGCCCAGGCATGGGCGTTGGCGGTGCAGCAATGGCTGTTTCTGGGATTGCTATGCTTGGGTCGATGGCTCCAGGCAAAGTTGGAGAAATTTCACAAAAACTTATGATGCCATTAATGGGTCTTTCAATGATTCTTCCTATGCTAAAGAGCCCAGTAATGGCTGTTATAGCAGGTCTTACAGCAACTGTTGGTGCATTTATAATGTTAAGAAGAGCGTTTGATCAAGCACAAGAAAAAGTTTTGCAAGAAAATGAAAAGTTCAGAGGCTCAACTTCAGCGATAAATTCTATTGCAAAGTTTGGTGGAAAAGTAACAGCATCAGAACAAATGGATTTAAGAAGAAAGAATTCATTCTCAATGCTAGGTCCAGCAACAGGAAAAACTACATATGGTGAAGCATTTGTTCAAACAAAAGAAGGAAAAGAATTAACTGAAAGACTTTCCAAACAAGCCGCAGCAGGCAAAGGAACTCAGGCAGCATCAGATTTAAGTCAGCAATTGTCCACAGCAGTAATGTCTGGTGCTATGGATATGAATCAGGCAAAGAGTCTTGCAATGAATGCTGCAGAGAAAGCAGGAGATTTATCTATAGGTCTTAAGGTAGTTGCACAAATGGAAAAAATGCTAGGGCCAAATGGAGAAGACTTAAGTAAAAATCCTTTAGAAGTTAGAACAAGAATGATTGCAGAAAATCAAAAGAGAATGCAATCTAATTTGTCAAATATTCAAAATGCTGGAACAGTAACTAAACTTGCTGGACAAAAAACAGTGCAAATGGTTGGTATAGGCGCTTCTGCTGCTGGTGGTGCAGCAATTGGAGCAACTCTTGGAGCAGCATTGGGATCTGTCGTGCCTGTTCTTGGAAATGCAGTTGGAGCAATTATTGGTGGAGGTATTGGAGCAGCAGCAGGTGCAATTGGTGGATATTTTGCTTCAAAGAAATTTGTTGCTCAGGCAGGACAATTAGGAGCAGCGTATGCAGTTGATGCAAAAATAGCAATGGAACAAAATAAACAAATGCTTGATTCGTTTGATATGTATTATCAAAAGAAAATTGAAGAACTTAGACTACAGGGTAAAATTAATGAAGCAGAAGAAATGCAAAATAAATATATTGAAGAAAGAGATAAATTAACTACAGCACAGGCACAACTACAAGGAGACATTGTAAAACAATACAATGAGGGTGGAGCACTTCAAGAGTCGATGATGAATGGTATGAAGAAGGCTGCTACTGCTAGGTACAAAGATAATCCAAATGAAATTGCATACATGGATGTTGTTAATCAGCAAGCAGGAGATTTAAGAAAGGCTGGGGCAATTGATAGTGGTCAAGAATTTTTAATTCAGGCAAAAATGGCAAGCGGAGATATTCCTCCATCAGTATTCAGAAACCTTCTTCAGATGGCAACAGAAAATAAAGAAATAGCGCCTAAGATGATGAATATTATTACAAAGTTTAGTGGTGCAACATCAGAGTCAATAGGAGTTGCTGCTCAGAACATTTTGGGATCAGATAAACAAATTGATAGGACCGTTCAAACACAGTTTATTACTAAGGTTGAAGCATTTGAAAAAGATTCAGATGCTTTAGATTTTGCTAAAAATATGATAAAGTTAAACAATCTTAATGCTGTTATTCCTTCAAATGTTTTAGTAAAATACTATACAGAAAATGATGCAGCATATCAGCAACTAAACAAAATACTTGATAGCATTGAGGGAAGTAAAGATTTAACTGCAAAAGTTGTGTATGAAATTATGCCAGAAGTTAAAGGAACAGCAGCATTTGATGAAGCATATTTCAATACATTGACTGAAGATCAGCAAAAGGTTTATACCACAACTATTGCTTCAGTAATAAACATTCCAGATCCACAGATCGTAGCAACAGATGACTATCAAACCTGGCTAAAAGAAAATACTGTTGTTAATGGTAAAACATACGGTGGTGCCCAATATAAGGGATTGTCTCAAGCAGCCATGGTTGCTCATTATAAAGAGCAGCAAGGTTTTAAGGCTGTAACAGACAATGTTGCTATAAGTGCTGCTGCTCCAAAGGGTAGCGGTGGCGGTGGCGGAAGTAAGCCTAAGTCATCTCCACTTGATGATTTATTAAAAAGATTAAGAGATGTTCGAAAGAATCAAATTAAAGTTACAGAAGGTTTTGATGCATCATTTAAGTCATTAAACAAACTTTTTGGTGGTAAAAAGACTATTGAAATTTTTAGCGGTATTGAAAATGATATGAGAAAGTTAGGTGCAGGAGAAGACCTAATTGAATTAATTGTTGGTATGGATCCTAAAGAATATGAAAAGCAAAAGAATAAACTATTTGAATTTGATAAAAAAGGAAATATTACAAAAATAAAAGATGGTGCTAAGAGCATTGGAGATGCTTTACAGTCTGTTAAACTTGGTGAATTTGTTAGTGAGCAACAGAAGATGGCTAATCAGATTGGTAATCAGACAGCAGCACTAAAGAGACTTCAGGCAGCAGGAGTAGAGGGATCTGTTGCGCTTGAAGCAGTTGGGGATGCAACATTTGCAGCAGCGATTGCTAATAAAAAATTGTCAGATGAGCAAATTAAAAAAATAGTAAAGGCATGGAATAAAGCAACTAAATCAAAACGAGAGTACGCAGCAGTAGAAGCAGGAATTGCAGAGAAAACAGAGTTACAGGACAGAGTTACGCTATTGTCAAAAATAACAGCCGCATTTAATGGATTGACTCAAGAACAGGTTCAGGCAGTTATGGACAGTTCTGCCCTTCAGGGACTTTTGATTAATTTTGATATTAATAATCAAGATTTTAAAGATTTGTTACAAAAGGCTGTAGATAAGGCAAGGGTAGAATTAAAGTTAAAGCAAATAACAATAGAAGGAATGCAAGACATATTTGATACTGGATATGGTAATGCGATGGAGGCCTTTGACGTAGAAGAGCAAAGATTAAGATTTAAATTTGAAGACGATAATAAGGCACTTAAAGAAGAAATTAAAAAGGCTGAGGAATTAATTGCAACAAAACAGGAGCAAATTAGAATACAAGAAATTGGTCTTAAAGAAATTGAAGATCAAGAAGAAAAAATAAATGAAAAATATGACGAACGATTAAAGGCTCTTGACGAAGTTGAAAAGGCAAATGCAGCAATATCGCAACAGCAAAAGGGTCAACTTACTTTAGCAGAGGCCCTGACATCTGGAGACATCGCTGCTGCTGCTCGTGCTGCACAAGAGATGAGATCTCAGGCTGCAGCAGATGCTGTAACTAAACAAAAAGATGCGTTAGAAAAATCTAGAGAATATGAAATTTCACAGGTAAGATCTAAAGATGGAAAGAGTAGAATTGAAATTGAAAACGAAATTAAAAAATTGCAGGATGACATTTATAATATTGAACAAAAGAGTCTTGAGCCAAACAGAGAGACTTTAAGACTTAACGAACTTGCATTAGAAAAAGCAATTGAGGGAATAACTGTATTAGATAAAACAAGAGATCAATGGGAAAGAATTAAAAATCAGGTAGATCTTGCAAGAGTATCAAGTGCTCAATTTGTAAAGCAAATGCAAGATGCCCTTAATATTATGAATGCGCTAATTGCTGCATATAGAAATCAGAAAGTAAACACTGATCCAATTATACCTGCTGCTACTCCAGGTGTAGTTAATCCAGCAGGAACCATTCAGTGTCCTCCAGGCTATAAAGAAGATGGTAAAGGAAACTGTGTTAAAGATGGAACACTGGTAACTACTTGCCCTGACGGATCTAAACTAGACGCTAATGGAAACTGCGTTAAAGAAGGAAATGTTATTACCGTATGTGCTGATGGCTCTAAACCAGATGCTAATGGAAACTGTATTAAGCAAGAACCAGGATCAGTTAATCCATGTGGAGAAGGATATTTCTTAAATCAAGAAGGAAAGTGTATAAAGATAAATAATGCCGATACTCCATCTGGTCCGTGTGGTCCTGGATACTTCTTAAATCAAGAAGGAAAGTGTATAAAAATAAACAATAACTCTAATAGCAATGCCAACATATATGGTGGACAAGATAGAGATTATGACAAAAATAATATAAATTATGGCTTAAACACAGGTGGTTTAGTTGGCCAGATGCATTTGCAAGAGTTGGAAAACATGGCACTTAATAATGAGGTTGCTAAGATAACACAAAATGCTGGATCCGTTGCTGGACTACACTATAAAGAATTGGTTACTATGAGTGATAGAGCAGCAGCATTTACTAAAGAATTAGAAGATGCTGCTGAAAAGAAAAAGATTGCCAATATGGGTGGATACACTCAATATAACCATTTAAATAGTTTAAGTGCTGCAGCACAAAAAGCAAGTGCAGACGCATTTACTAAAGAATTAAAAGAAGCAGAAGCAAAACGAAAAGCAGATGAAGCAGCAAAGAAAAAGGCTGCAGAAGATATTGCTAGATTTGGTGGAAATGCAATAGCAGCCAGCCAGTTTGCAAATTGGGGCAAGGCTAAGGGTGGGCTAATTAAAAAGTTCTCTATGGGTGGAATTATTCCAAGATTCTTAAGTGGAGGGTTTGCCAAGGGTACTGATACTGTACCAGCGAT